CTCCCACCGCCTGTCCGATTGCGCATGTGTAAGGAAAAAAAAGAAACTGCGGCATGGGTACCATGTACTGCCTTCGATGTGCAGTGCGAACCCTTCGATTAGCCGTGTTTATGTCACCATTCCGTAACAATTAGATAGAAATGATTGAATTTGAGTATAAATACTGGCGTTTTCATCGTAATTATTGCGCATGAGATCGGATTTAGAGCCTTCGCCTACCCGGCGCGGCGTAGAACTGTAAGTCAACTTGGCATTGTGAGTATCACAAGTAAGTCCAAGATCATTCATTCTGATTCTTTATTCACCATGGGAATTCGCAAGACCATTGCCTCCGGTCTGATCGCAGCAGCCCACCACCTGCAGCATGACAGATCAAAGGAACAATTGATCAGGAAAACTAATGACGTGCGTCGTAAGATTGCACGCTTTATTGAACCTAACTGATCCGTACAAGCGGGTCTCCAGGTGCAAACCCTGGAGCAGTTATTGCCCAAAGCTGGGATGGGCTCCAGCACACTATCTCAGTTCAAACCATGACTGAATCCATCAAGTATCCCGACGCTCAACAGCTGACGGTACACGGTCGTGTTGCCAATCTCGAAGAGGTTGAGTACAACGACCAGAACTTCTTGTCTGTCAAGGTGTACACCAATCTCAGTGATGAGATTACTGCATGTGTTCACTTCACCAACAGCAACGGGTTGCTCACTGCATACCGCAACGGCAACCTGCAAACCGGCCAGGAGCTGACACTCATGGGTCGCATCAAAGCGATCCGTGCCTTCTACATGAAGGACGATGAGCTAAAGCCACTCCAAAAGCCGGAGCTGCAGATGACCGTGCAGCAGTACATCTTTGGCTCCAAGCCACAACCCAAGGCTGACAAGCCGTTCTCCAAAGAGCTTACGCCTGAACAGGTGGCAAGTCTCTGACTCTTGCACTGAGGGCCTTCGGGCCTTCTCTGCAGGACTCAACATCCTGCTTAATCTTTTCTTAACAGTCACTAGCTTATGGCTAAGCCCATGACCGCTGTGTTTTTTGGTACTGTTCTTGGTTTTTTCTTCGTCTTCCTCGGACAGAAAACCATGAACGCCTATCACACAGCAAAGTGCCAACAAAGGCCTGACTACTACAGGCTTGTAACCTACAAATCTTATCTGGGTGATGCCAAATACTGCATCCACACCAGTTATCTCTCACAGTAGATCCCAACTCATGACTAAAGCTCTCACCTGCTTTGTGCTTGGTACCGGCTTCGGCTTTCTCCTCGTTATCGGGGGACAGAAAGTCACCAATGCCGGTGCAGCTCTGACGTGCAAACGTTTGCCTGACTATCACAGGCTCGTCACCTTTCAATCGTTTATCGGTGACTCAAAACAATGTATGCACATTAGATATCTCGCACAGTAGACCCCCTCCCCCTGCTTGCGCCCATCGCTATTACAACAGCTCGTAAGCAGGGGTTGCTTTACTCCCAAGACTCACTATCTTTTGCATGTACTCGACAAATCCCATGGACAACTTGTCCGAAATCAACGTCTCCACCCCTGATCACGTCTGCGTTATCAGCAATGACAGCAGCGTTACCTTCTCCATCAAGAAGGGCGCACGCACCATGGATCTGAAGTTTGCTCTCGCAGCACCAATCGCAGATCTGATCGAGGCACCAGACACTCCCAAACAAATTCATCCCGCTGCACCAGTCAAGATGCTGGTGTCCAAAATCACCAACAACTCCAAGACTGGCCGTCGTGGTAACCCCAAGCTCTCTGAGTCTGACGTTCGTGAGATCAAAGAGATCTTGAACAACCAAGGGATGATGAAAGAGTACGGCAGTAAGCACAAAGCTTACATGGACATCGCTCAAGGTTACAGCGTATCCAAAGACACCATTGCAAACATCCATGCAAATCGTGCATGGCGTCATGTAACGGTGTAAATTTCAACTAACTCACACACTCTCACCCGGCACACGCCGGGTTTTTTTATGGCTATTCAAACTGACAACAACGGTGGCTTCGTTATCACTGGCGATGACACCTCCAAGTTCAGACTTCTCACTCTCCACAAAGCACTCATCCTTGAAACCAAAGGCATGAAGCTATCTCGCAACCTTCCCAGTGTGTATTCAACTGTGAAGAAAGAGTATGGCTTCAAAGGTTCCAAGGTAAAAGTATTGGCTCAATTTGAGTCAATGTTGATTGAGGAATATGAACTTCCAATCACAAGACATACGGCTGACTAGGATGTGTGTGGTTGCACACAATCTATGCCGTATCAATCACTCAACCCTGGCCCGGAAGGAGACGTCCGCGATTGGGAAATCATGTACGTCGACCAAGCTGACAACGGCGAACAACCGATGCAACAGCGACACTTCTACAAGGTCAGCGGTTCTACAGTCGGCCAAGCCTATGCCAAATTCCATGATGAATTCCCTGGTAAGGTCTTGTGCCAAATCATCTGCGCTGACTACAGCGACGACTAACTTCACCTCAAATGAAACTATCTCCTCTCGTTGACCAACGCATCACCGACCTCCAACGTGCATGCGAACACAGCTACATGAAACGTTGTACTGGTATGCACCGGTTCAATGAGGATTACAGAGAATGTGCACGTCTCATTGGACGTAAGTACATCAAACTTATCTACCCTCAAGGTTCCGTCTTTGCCTTCATTGACAAAGATGGAAATGTATATAAGCCTGCTTCGTGGGCTTCACCCCAGCGAGACGCCTGCGGTGTTCCAGATGTCCGCTACCGCCTCCAAGACGATTCATCGTATGACGAGGCGATCAAACGTTGTGACTGGGCAGGAGGATTCCTGTACAAATGATGACTACCACCAAGACCACTGAACTTCTCCAACAAGTTCTCCATTCAAAGAGAACAATGGATCGATTGATTGAACTCGGAGAACTATCCGGTCAAGATCCGATTCAAATCGTCATGTATGGCTTGGATGAGTGGGTGAATGCCAATTATCACAAACTCAAACAACACTACAGTGACTGACCGATGGACCTGAGCACGTCCTAAAACTGCTCATTGACCTACACCATTTCAAATCATGTCACTAATCAAGACCTGGCTACTCAATCAGCAACGCCTCAACGATGCTGTCAAAACTGAGTACACCCAAGACCAGCAATTCGTTCTTAACGACATTGCCAACGAGCAAGAACAGCTCATGCAAGAACTCATGTCAGAGGAGGTGGCAGGCGATGCCGACTACCACAGCTGACCGCTACCACAAGATCTTGTTAACAGAACAAGAACTTCAAATGATTTTGTACTGTGTTGCATCAGCAGTATCTGCTTTTCAAGATGAAACAAGCGTCCAGCTATCGAAGAAAGAAGACTACAAGAACTACTGTTCTTTAATAGGTACTCTTCGTAACTGGACTCGGAGGTGCTATGACCACTAAAAGCACAACTGACACACACGATGATGTCATCCTGCACATCATTGTCATCATCTCAATCATCATCACGGAGTTGATCTCATGCTTCATCCAGAAACCAAACGCATTGCAGACGAACTCACCGGCTACGTCCCCTTCACCGAAGAGGAGTGCCAAGAGCAGTTCCCTGCAGAAGTCAACTACAACCCAAACCTCTACAACCAAGAAGACGAAGACACGCACCCGATCACGGGCTGCGTCTTCAAAGACCCGGGTGGCAAACTCCAGTGTTACTGGAAACCAGAAGAAGTCGAGGACTCCCTCGAAGGATGGTACCCTGTCCCTTCCAACGGAGAAATCGAGGAGTGGGCACTCGATTCAACCTGCCTAACACCGGCAGAAGATGAAGTCGAACCTGACCACCCCGATAGTTGGTTGACCATCCTCGCTTTAATTTGATGGGACGTCACAATGGCAACAAACCCAAGAAGTCAGTCTTCAAGCCAAAAAGACGTGGTGCATTTGCAAGGCACCTTGCAGCACAAATAGATATTACAGGTAAGAACATGGGTTTGCTCGATAGAGCACTCGTTGTAGAACCATTGATCCCCCCGGACCCCCGCAAGGGGAGTACCAAGATATCTTTTAGTTCTTATAGGTAACCCTTCAATCTTTCTTCTTCATCTCATGGATTATCCTGATTACATCATTGAGTATTACGAACAGAAAGGTAGGCCTATACCCCGTGGACTTCCAAATGCTGTCTCACATCTGCTCGCAGACCTAGACACTGCTGTTTCACTGATGTTATATCACGATGGCACAGAAGAGGCCGTCGAAAAAGCCCGCCGTGCTGTCCTCGATCATCCTGATTCCACATGGACGGAAAGCGTCTTGGATTACAGGACTAGACAACTGCATTACAAGTAGATACCTTGGGATGTCGGGACCTTTGTCTTCGGCATCCTTAAGAAAAGCTGAAGTCCTATGTTAATCATCGGTGAAACCACCGCCTACACTGCTCATTCATTCACCATTCCTACACCTGATTTCACTATGCCAAACCAGCCTGCTGTACCGGACAACACTCCACAATCCACCAAGCTGCGCATGATGCAGCTCACTGCACAACTCAGGGAAAAAGCTGACTCTTGCGGCGCAGGATTTATCGGTGGATTCCTTGATCCAAATACAGGAGAAGTGTTCGTTATGTCGAACATGGAAAAGGATGATCCAAGGTACATCCTGCCTGACGCTCTCAATCCTGACAAACAATGACACGCAAACGCAGCGCATTCAACTTCGACAAAACTGTCGGTGGCTTCAACATCACTGAACGTGGTGTGAAGTCATTCAGCAAATCAATCAAGCTTGGACCATTCTTGTTCACAATGAATGCCCGTGGGTCTGGTATCCGTGGTTCCGTTGGAATCCCGGGCACTGGCCTGTCCAAGCGCAACATCAAACTGTTCTAAATCAACTCATGCTCAACAAGCTCACACCTACCGATCCAACGATCGAAGCAACTGTTCAACGCATTGAAACCTACGGTGGTGGCTTTGCTCAAAAACTTATGGCTGCATACAGAACTGCAGACATGAGCAACAGGCAACGCATCATTGATGCCTTCGAAGAATACTTTGAGGAGTATGGTCCCAATGGGATCTTTGCATCAAAGGATTCATCGATTCATTCCATGGGTTACGCCATGGTCAAACATCTGACCGTTCGCAAACAGATCAACTAATGGCTGTCATTTCAATCCATGAAACTACCTTTGACGATCAACGTGTCTATGTGGAAGCAACGGTTGAAGACATGGTTCTTGTCCATGCACAAACTATGCTTGAACCTGCTGAATACGGTCCGGCACTATGCGAAGCAAGCTTTGCAATTGATCCAGAGGTACCATTCCCCCACCATGGAGATGCTTTCCTCCGTTATGTTGATGATCTTGACCTTAACTGGGAAGTCATTGACACATCCGATCGGTATCTAGACTGACTCAAATGTCCTGGGCATGACACTAAACTGCCCTTTTTTTATACCTTTGACTTTATGTATTTCAATGCAACACAAACCAAGAACTATCAGAAAACCCCTTAAAGATTTGATGGGTGAAATTGTTGATATCCAAGGTTTTGTTAAAGAAATCAAAAGCAATGGTGACGATGGTTATTTAGATGTATTACTAATAAACGCTAAACTTACACATCTTGCTCCTGATAAAACAGTACCTCAATGTCAAAAATGGCACATTGATCATGTTTGGATCAAACATCAGCTTGAGCCGGAGGAAGTTCTTAGTTTAGAAAATGGACGTAAAGCAAAAGACCCACGTTTTCAAGCGATGGGTCATTATGAAAAAGTTTTATTTCAAGGCACTCCATATCGGTATGTACGTAAAGACGGATCAATTGACTATGGCATAAGAATTTGGCCTCAAGTAGACGTACCTACCTATTGGAAAATTCAACAGGGTAAACCAAAAGATGGCAATTGGAAAGCTTACGCAGAGTTTCTGGAGGACATAGTTACACGTGCAAGTAAAAACCAATTACGTCTGAATACTCTTGAACAAACACACAACGAAACTTTGTCAGTTGTAAAAAAATTTTTAAGGCATGCACGTGTGAATAGTAAAGCAGTAAACAAAGCACCACGTGGAAAGAAGCCAAAGGTTCCAACATTTGCGCAACTGTTCAAGACTAAAACCTAACTCGTCCTAAGTATGACGTTAAACTTCTTACTCCCCATACCTACACAACATCATGCATTTCAATCTCCCCGATCAGCTTGCACTTGAAGTTGCAGGCTATGACCAAACCCGCAAGAAACTTGCAGCTGTCATGGCTGCAGAAGATCGCAAAGCCAAAAAGAAGAACACACATCCCAACGGCAGGCCCTCGAACCTTATCCCATCTGATGTCGTCAACGACAGAACTTGGAACGAAGTTGTTGACATCATCAATTCAAAGTCTGTCAAACAAGGGAAAGTACACCTAATCACCAAGCCTGTCTTTGGTGAGGATCCTCAGCCTGTCGCAGTTGTTTACTACTACAAACAACTGTGGGTTGCTGCATGGATACCACGACGTAAAGATGATGGCTATGTCTATGGCCTTAGCTTTACCTTCAAAGATACAGCTGCAGCACGTAAACAATGTGATCAAAAGTTTATATCAAAATTACATTCCACTACAGCTATGTTTGATCATTTATATGGCAGCCAGGATGACATGCTTCCACGCATTAAAGATGGCCGTACGTTTTGGTATCGCAAGACTTTGTTCTTTACCAAAGATGACTTTGCTGATGGTTTTACAACCGACTATTGGAGAAAAGTAACTGAGAATCACAACATCTGTAATTACGGTGCCACCTATGAACTATCCAAAGTGCTTACTAAATGGTCAGCACAGTTGTTTAAAACTATTCCTACATTTACTGGTGGTAATGACAGCTCTTTCGCACGAATGAACCCAGAGAACTGTAAGTTCATCAACATTATGCAGGGGTATTATTCCAGGCCTAGGTGGGCAAATCATACAGATGATTATGTTCATGATCTTGACACCATTCTGAACGTATTTCGTAGACGTTGGCGTCATTCTTGTGTACAAGAAGTATGGGATGCCAAATGGTTTAGATCCAAAGTGGCACAGTCTATGAAAGATACCTACGCCATCCACGAAGAACAAACAGCATTACTCAGGTACAACCGTGAGGCTCTTGTCAAACCTTACGCAATCCTGTATCAATTTATTGACTCAATGTTATCCATCAAACCTATCTATGAAGACATGGATCTCAACCTGCTTCATTCCAGGTATGACTGGCTTTGTCGTTGTGAACTTCCTGGTTACCACACTGAAACTGGCTATCAGTGGATGCGTGACAACCTGCCTGTTGAATCATTCCTGAACATGCTTCACATGCACTACAAGCATGAACTAGAAGAAAAGGATTGGGCTAGGGAAGATTCCAAAACAGGCAACAAACATGTTTACTTCAGCCTTTGGCGTGACACATATCAGATGCTGACCCAATGCATTGCAGCCGGTCGGATTGACAACATCAAGCCAAAGCGTTGGCGTCTCCAGGAATGGCATGACCATCTCATGGCAGAGACCTGGAAGATCAGTAACCCCAACATTGATCTACCACAAAAGCTGTTTCCTACACCCATCAAAGTGAAGGATACAAAGAGTCTTTACCTCAATACTGACTCTGTGTATTCATTCTTCCAACCACATGACACACACCAACTTGCTGCGTGGGGCCGTGCCGTACGTAACTGCGTTGGTGGTGGACATGGTTATGCAGAAGGAATCAAGAAGATGAAACACCTCATCATCTTGTGCATGATCGACAACAAGCCTCGTTACACCATCCAACTAACTGTTGACAATGGTGTTATGACTGTCAATCAAATTGCAGATGTTGGCAATGCACGTCTCAATGATCAAGAGCGTGCGGATGTTGAAGATGTTTTCAAGAAAGCATTGAAAATCCGTGAGGACGAACTAAAGTCCTGATCAACTGGGCATCCATCATTTCCTAGTCATGGGGCGGTGATGGTGTAAGTCCTAGACTCGCCCAGGTAAGGTGGAACTCCTGGGCTTTCTGAGAGTGTGGCGGAATTGGTAGACGCAACAGACTTAAAATCTGTCAGTCAGTAATGGCTATGTGGGTTCAAGTCCCACCACTCTCACCAAACCAAACCTACACAAGACAATGCTAGGAGCTTTCAAACAGTTTCTTCCCCAGCCTCATTGCTTCAAAGACGAAGACACTCGCTACAACGTCGGCCTCACCTGGATCGACGACCGTGGTCTGACTGACTCACACAATCTCCAGATCCAATACATTCGCAACTGCGAACGTTGGGCACTGGAGAAGGGCAAGCCACAACCAGATGGCTCATGGGTCTTCGTCGAAGAGAACGGCTGCGTTCACAGCATCACTGCAGAACGTGCCAAACACTTTATGGAAAAGACCCAAGAGAATGCCAACATCATGGTTGCCATGCTCGACAAACTCAAAGAGTCAGGAATGCTTGAAGAAGTAGTTGAAACTGAAGCAACCCCTGCCTAACCTGGCACGGGGAGAGCATCGACCCCGGTACACCCGGGGTTTTTTCATGATTTCAAACGAGTCTGAATTAACAGATCTTCAACTTGTTCACCAAGTTCTAGATCTTGTCCCATCATGGACCTGGCCTGTTGTTCGTAAGAAACTCTCAGAGTTATTTACGGACAACATGTCCAGTATCGTCCTGACCAAGCTCACTGGTGACCCAGGAGGCTTCGAGCAGGCTGAACTGATTCTCAATGAGTACTACGACAATGACGCCAAAAACTATGAACTGATTGAAGATGCATTCCGCATCCTTGGTACAACAGAAACGTTGTACACCTTAGAAGGCCTCAAGCTCGACACCATTCCTCAAACCAATGCCTAGTCAAGAAAAATTTGACCCCACTTTCCGTTTCCAAGTGGGTGAACGCGTTGCAGACAAACCCAAAATGACTTCGATCAACATGGGTCAACGCTTTGGTACCGTCACTGATCTGATTCTTAAAACTCAGAAGACCAGGACTGGTACACGTCGTCGGAAATTTATTCAAGTCAAATGGGATCATCTCCAACAACCTGTTGAAGTAGATCAGATGCGCCTTTGTGCTGCTGAAAACATTGAAAAGGTTGTTGATGATTATCGCAACACCATGGATAATTATTACAGCGATGTAAAGCTGTAATGGAAAAACGTCCTTGGGGATACTTTGAAACTATCAAAACAGGTGAAGGTTTCTTAGTTAAAAAGATTTGGATTCATCCGAACCAACGCATCAGTCTGCAACGCCATTGGCATCGCTCTGAGAATTGGGTAATCGTCCAAGGATCCGGTAAACTTACCTGCGGTAACACAGTTACTCCAGCTGCTCCAGGGACCACGCTCTTTGTGCCTGAGAATGCCGTACATCGTGCAGAAGCAGGCCCAGAGGGACTTGGCATCATCGAGGTTCAACGCGGCGCTCATCTCTCTGAGACCGACATTGAACGTCTTGATGACGACTACAACCGTGTCGCTTAACGGCTCAACACTTTCTAAACATCATGGCAGCACGCGTTAATTATCCTGTACCACCTTGTCCTAAGTGTGGTTGGGAAACAAATCGCGTCAAGAACACCTACTACAGCGAAGATGGTCGCATTGTTCGTCACAGAGAATGCGACGACTGTCAATGGCGGTGGTGGACTTGTCAGTACCCAGAACACATCATCAACACAGCTAAGTACTGCATTCGCATACCTCGCTGGGGTAACAAAAGTATAAAGCGTAAGCAGATTACGATTGTTCCTGTTGATCAGTAGATGTCTGAAGGGTCAACATGGTGTTCTCCAACTTTGAGACATCAAGGAGACCCTCGGCGCTGAACCATGGGGCATTCTCCCAGGAAAATCCCTTACCAAAGGTATTGTCAGGATTAACGATGTACCAATGACAACCCACATCAGGTACATCAACTGCACATTTGGACCAGTCATTCTCCCATTGCGGCACCTGTACCCACATTACGGATGCCAATACCAATGAAATAAATGACGTGAGCATGTTCAAACGTGGAGGTACTGCCAGATCAGCTTAGCTAGATCCATGTACCGAATCTTCCAATCCGCAATCAAACCATAGTGAGGCAACACCTCGCCGTCCTCAATGTCTTGTTCAATTAGTCCAATGATCTTTTCTTTCAATTCTTCTTTGTCCATAAAAAAAGGCCACCCGAAGGCAGCCTATCTAACAGTGTAACAATCGTCAAACGATCATTTCTTTCTTGCTATTATTCCGACGATCGTGCTCTTTCTCCGCTTCAGCCCGTTGGACTTTAAGGTTTTGAGTACACAGGTAGCTAGCAAAAGCTTCCTTACGCTCGTATGGAACTCCGCGATAGACGAGTTTCATTGTGGTTCTCCGCATAAGACTGTCCCCCGTTCCGTGGATCAGTTGGTTGCGCCTCCAAGATAGAGGTGAACGTCCCTTTATCTTACACCTGCTTTACACACTTGTAACAACCGCTACTGCAATGACACCTCAAGCAGCAAAAAAACGCCTGGCTAACGAAAAGGAATGGTCAAGCAACTGCAACTACTCTGTTGAACCAGCAAAACCAATAGCAACAAAACAAGACAAGGAACGTTGGAGCATGGCGGAGGTTATGGATGAACTCAGAACGACTAGACAAACAATCCATCGAAAGATGAGGGCTGGCCTCTTTCCAAAGCCTTTGATGAAGAGCGGGCGTAATCTTTATTTCAAACGAGTAGAAATAGAACAATGGATGAAAGACAATCCTGCTTATGTCAAAAACGACTACACACCAAGGGCTATGCCTGATGTTGTGGGGGTTGAGTTCAGTGAAGAATTTCAAAACAGAATTCGAGAAGCTGCTTCGTTTCTAAATGAAGAACATTATCAAGGAAACATTTCATTATTTATTGCAGAAGCAACGATGCATTATGTAGAGAGGATTGAAAGTAATTATATGGATTGATTGATGGGCATCAGCGCAGGTGCAGACGCTGTGTAAGTCCCATACATAAGCACAACTTATCAAACTATCTCAATGCAAACCCTCAAGTTTTCTACCGGCAACGGTAAACTTCGCAACAGACTAATCTTCTCACTGCCAGCAGGTTATTCATGTCCACACGCTGGTGTCTGCCGTACCTATGCAGACCGTGTGACAGGCAAGATCACTGACATTCCGAATGATAATGGCACTGACGCAAAAGACTTTCGTTGCTTTGCTGCAATGAGCGAAGTGCGGCCTAACGTTAGAGAAGCACGATGGCACAACTGGGATCTAATTCGAAAAACTATGTACGGCAATGGCAACCAAGCCATACTGCTCCGTGATCTAATCGATCTGTCTCTTACGGTTACCAAACCTAAGAAACTAATCCGTGTCCATGAGTCTGGTGATTTCTGGACAGAAGAATACATGCGAGCATGGCTGCTTGTTGCAAAGCAGCGTCCCAATCAAACCTTCTATGCCTACACCAAATCACTCAACATGTGGCTCAATCTCAAAGACCAAATTCCTAGTAATTTTTATTTGACAGCATCGAAGGGCGGTAACCTCGATGCAATTATAAATAAAAATCCTGACGTTTTTATTCGCACTTCACAGGTGGTTTATACAGAACAAGAAGCAGCTGACCTTGGTCTAGAGATTGACCATGACGACAGCCACTGCTTAGGTGACAAACCGTTTGCATTACTGGTTCATGGCAGCCAACGCGCTAACACCGAAGCTTCTAAAGCACTATCTCAACGTAAAAAAGAAGGAGGCTTTGTTGGATACAGCAAGTAGGAATAGGTTGCACAACCTACAAGATCTAATATCATCTGTTGGTTAATAAACTGACAGATGAGTTACGTCATCGCTACCTGGAAGAATGGTAAACCTCAAGGTATCAAACCTTGTATGGAAACCAACAGCTTTCAGCTGATCGATCTAGATTCAACATCTGCCCTTGGGCGGATTTATTCCCATCCTCACCGTGCTGGTGCTCAACAAATCCTGAACTGGATCAACAAAAATGACGAATATCTCGCAGGTCAAGAACTCAGCATTTGCGTTGAAGCCCGATTCAGAAAATGAAACGTGGTTAATTTTTGACATTGAAACTGATGGTCTTTACGATGAAGTTACTCTTACTCACTGTGTCGTTATCTATGACATTAAGAGAGGGCAGACTTTTACTTACGGGCCTGATGCTATTGATAGGGCTCTTGCTCATTTGGCAAGTGCCGATATTCTCATTGGTCACAATGTAATCTTTTACGATATTCCCGTACTCGAAAAGCTTTACAACTTCCAGCATTCTGCACGGATTCTTGACACACTCATCTGCACACGACTCATCTGGCCCGCAGAGGTCTTATATGACCTCGACACAGAACAATATCCGGAGGTTCCACCTAAGTTGCGTGGATCCGCTTCACTTAAGGCCTGGGGATGGAGACTGGCCGATCATAAGATCGACTTCAAAGACTTCTCCGAATTTTCTGAGGAGATGTTGGCGTACTGCATCCAGGACGTTGAAGTCACTAAAAAGCTTTGGCTACACATCGGGAAGCAAAACTACCCGGGATCGTCGCTTAAACTTGAACATGAATTTGCTTATGCAATTAACAAACAAATTAGAGCAGGCGTTCCTTTTGATATTGATGCAGCTCTTGATCTCGTGGATGTTCTTAGAGCAAAACAAAAAGCAATCGAAGAACATTTAGAAGAGATCTTCCCGCCCATCAAACACAGCGAATGGTTTACGCCGAAGGTAAACAATGCCAAACGAGGTTATGTTGCAGGACAGCCATTCGAAAAGATCCGATATGAGAAATTCAATCCTGGATCGCGTCAGCAAATTGTTGATCGACTTACACGAAAGTACGGATGGAAACCAGAAAAGAAAACTGAAAAAGGAAATCCAATCCTTAATGACGAAGTGTTGGAACGACTCCCATACCCCGAAGCAAAACCCCTAGCCGAATACATGTTGATCAAGAAACGTCTTGGTCAAATCGCAGATGGAAGTAATGCTTGGCTCAAGTTGGTTGACAATCAAACCAGCAGGATGCACGGCAATGTAATTACCAATGGCTGTATCACGGGGCGAGCAGCCCATAAATCTCCCAACCTCGGGCAAGTTCCCGCTGGTTATTCACCTTACGGCCATGAATGTCGCAGCTTGTTTCATCCACCTGATGGTTGGGACTTAATCGGTATTGATGCCAAGGCACTGGAGCTGCGCTGCTTGGCTGGGTACTTGGCACTGTGGGATGAGGGAGAGTACGCAGCACTGGTTGTGAATCCAGAAGTAGACATTCACACCTACAACCAGGAGCAGTTCGGTGTTGAAACCAGGGATATTAGCAAGCGTCTTTTGTATGGGATGTTGTATGGCTGTGGTGCAATTAAGGCGGGGACAATCATTGATCCAAATGAGAAGAACCCCGACAAGCTTGCAACCATGGGTAAGGCAGCCATCAACGGCTTCATGACTGGTGTACCTGCGCTTAAAAAGTTAAAGAATCAGATTGAAGAAACAATTGGGATTCGTGGGTATTTGATTGGTCTTGATCGTCGTCCTCTGGTTTGCAGGTCTGCATTCAAGGGACTAAATGTCTTGCTTCAATCAGCTGGTGCAATCCTGATGAAACAGGTTGTCATCAACACCCACAAGAACATCGAAGGCCGCTTGGGTTTGCCCCACGGACACCAATGGGAACAGATGCTGATGATCCACGATGAAATTCAGTTGGCTTGCTCACCGCAGCACACAGAAAAAATTCGTGAAGAAGCCATGAAAGCATTCCCAGAAGCTCAAGAATTTTTTGGATTCAGATGTAAGATTGAGGGCGACTCACGCGTAGGTCATTCCTGGGCGGAGACGCATTGATCCCCACGTCCTAGGTAAGACGTAAAACTGCCAACACATTTCCGTACCTACGATGAACTTCGTCACAGTGTGCGCTCAACTCCGGGAAGATCCCCGCGAGGCTTTCACGGGCGCAACCAATACAGTCATGCGCTGTAAAATCACACTCCCTCCTTATGGGAAGAAAGCTCCCACTGATCTTGAGCTGACCATTTATGGCGAGAAGCAGGGCAACCGCTTTCGTGCCATGAAGAAAGGCATGGGTGTCTACATCCATGGTGCCAAGATTCAATACGACTTGGAATCCAGGACGTTCTCATTGCATGGTGGAGTGGTAACTCCTGTCGATGTTGAACAGTTTCCAATCCTGAACAACGTGGTATTGGCAGGTCGGTGTGTCAAGGACATCAATCCTGAAGACACACGGCAGTGCAAGACCACGCCAAACCACATGATCACAAACCAAACTCTCTCTGTTGTCACCAAGAAGGGAGAGTCAAACCTGTTCAACTTCTACGCCATCAATGGTTTCGACGATCGTTTCCAGCCTGCGAAGCTGATCGCTGACTACACCAAGAAGGGCACTGGTCTGACAATCGAGGCACGTATCGTCACTGATTCGTGGACCGATAAAGAAACCAAAGAGCAACGCACTCTAACCAAGCTGCAGCTCATCAACATGACCTTGGCACCCAAGGGCATTGCTGATCAAAAACCTGTCGAATCAAAAGCAAACGTGGCAGGAGGACAGGAGGTGACATCCCTTTGGGGTGGACGTACTGGTGATCCTGAGGAACAAGAAGTTCCCAGCTCTCCGCATCAAGCAGCGATTGCGCAAGAACCTGCCAGTGATCCTTGGAAGGTGCAAGAACCAGTGGGTGCAAGGGGGAATCTGCCGGATCTTCCTGGTGCCTACGGTCCTCCACCGACCGATGATGAAAACGCTCCGTTCTAATGACAGTTGATCAGCTGCAGTTGTTGGTCTTGCTTCTACTTCCAGCAATGCTAATGACAGTGTTATTAATGTTTACATTCGCTGCTGGCGGATAGAACTAAAATCGTCCTGGGCATGACGTAAAACTGCCCGCTTTTCATTTCATGACTACGAACCTCACTGTGAAAAAAGCTTCATCCATCACCAAGCGCAGCCTTGACTCCTTCCGGATGTTCCAATCCAAAGAGTTTGTCTCTGGCTACCAGAACCTCGTTACGATTCAACCTCTGAACAAATCCAAGACCCGTGGTTGGTTCATCCGCAAGTCCGATCTGGACACCTGCAACTGGACTGCCAAGGAAGCTGACTTCGACAAGGGCTCCGTCCTTTGGGATTACAAGCAAACCTTTGGCTTGGCACCCAACACCTCTATCGAAGAAGGACTGAACTTCATCATCCCTCGGCTGCAGATTCTGCTGCGTTCACCACTGATGGTTGAAGAAACCGGTGGCATGCGTCAAACCATCGGCACCTTCGAGGATCCTGAAGTCAAGGAACTCTTTGAAGCAGACAAGACTGCATCTGATCTGGCGAATGCCAAAGGTGAGATGTACAAGCGTAAGTACAGCGTTCGCACCAAGTACCTGGTCAACATCCTGACCAAGGACAATGTGCCCGCTCATAAGATTCCCATCGTTCTTACCCTCAAAGGTTTGAATGGCACGGACATGGCCGAAAAGGTCAAGATGTACGAGAAAGAAATGTCCAAGTGTCTGTGCAAAGCACTGGACGCTGAGGTACCCCTGGCCTTTAACGAGAAGTTCTTTGCCACCACAGTCTTTATCCCGACTCTGGTGAATGACATGCGTGGTGCAAACAACGTCGAGATCTGCTGCATCGAAGGGTTTGACATCCCTGAGTACAGCGATCAAGACACAGCTATTGCATCACTAGACAACCTCACTATCCCGGATGACAACCGTGAGAGTGCTTGGAAGTTCCAGGATCTGTTTGCTGATTACATCAACCAGCATGCCAAGCAAGACGCTGAGAAGCTCGGTGGCAGCTACGGCATGAAGGACGGTCTAATGATCGCCCCTGCCAACCGCACTATCGATGCACCCGCCCTGCCTGCTCAGCAGAACCCCACTGGCGAAGACGCCTCACTTTGAAGTAACATCTGGGTTGGACACGTCCTGCTCATCGACAGCAACATTCTGGAAGATGAACATGTCTTGGATCAACCCACGAATTACACCCTGTCTTGTGGTGGCGATCGTGGCTAACATGGTCGCCACTTCTTTCAATGTGGAGGTTGATTCACAATCATCTACGAATCGCTTAACTTTCTCCAGCCAGAACTTATCGTCCAACGTTGGTTCAATCTGGAATTGACTTAACGAAACGTACTTGATGTTGTCCATGTGATATCCAAGATTGTTTGGATGTTACATACATCTTACCAAACTCAAACTATTCAAATGGAAACCAAAACCAAACTAAATGAGGCACAGTCTCTCATTTATTGCCGTTCTAATTTACGCCGCGCATTCGATGACTTTGATGACACTGACATTGCGGGCATCAGTCTTGTTGGCGACAACGTTTGCATCACTCGCACTGACGGCACCAGCCAAGAGTTTCCCAGGGAAAAGGTCTGCGCTGCATTCACGAAGTTCACAAACAGACTACCGAACTTCTTTGCGTACCTTGGACCTAATTATCGTGGACCCAGTGCATGGCGGGACAACGGTTATGTCTTGTTCAAAGGCTGGTCATACACACACTCACTAGGCGAGCGGCTCAATCCCAACGCTCGTTTCCAGGCACGGTTTGCTGATCAGCTCATCCACTTTGATACCAAAGATGCCTTACTCCCCGTACTCCAGAACGAACAGTTCGATATTGGGTATCTCATTGCACCAGACGGGTTTCACATTAAACCTCGGCTCCTTGACTTGGATGGTGACTTTGACGAAGAGCAGGAAGAGCAAGCTAGTTTTGGCGAACCTTATTGCTCATGTGGGTCCTTTCATCGCCAGCTCAATCATCTACAGGCGTTCAAGGAAGAGATCCCACACTTCAAACCACGTTGCAAACACCTGAGCTGGGTCGAAAAGTACCGCGAGTTCATCAGCAAGCGGTCTCAGATCCGGATCGAATGCAACGACGTACCAGAGAAGTGTGTTGCCTGGTGGTACGCACCGCCTGAAGACGGCAATACCAAGGGACGCATGACCCTTATCCATACCAAGTCCGGTGTAAACGCACCGCTCAGTCACTGGCGGCACTATCGCAAGGGCGAAACTTTTACAGAAGATGACAGTTGGGAACTGTTCGACAACATGCTCGAAGCAGGCTATGTCCCATATCCCGGTGACAGCCTGCAACAGCTCAAGCACATCTGGAAGAAGGGGGGTTGACACACCCCCTTAGACTCCAGGTCCTGGTCACGACCTAAAACTGACGGACACCTAAACCATTCCTTCAATGTTCGAGACCATCCTCGCTTCTGCTCTTCCCATTCTTCGAGATCTTCTTTTGACAGCAGCCGCTGGGCTGCTGGCATATGCAATGAATCGAATTCAATCCCACGTCACCTCTTTCTGATACGAACCGTGGAACAAATTACTCAAACTAAACTAGAAAAGCTCAACGTCCTGCAGCTTTACCAGCACTATGGTGCCCTGGAACGCTCTTTTCCTCTTCTCACTCCTGAGTCCCAAGACTTGGCGCGGGCAGAGTTGGAAGCCTGTTCCAAGCTACGGTCTGAAAAGGTGGATCGTATCTACTACGCGCTCGCCCATCACGAAGACAGTGCGGAACGCGCTAAAAAAGAAAAAGTAAAACTACAGGAGGCACAAAAGCACCACGAATCTCAGGTGCGGCAGCTAAAAGAACTGGTCAAGTATTTGCGCCGTTCTTTGCCCCTTGATACCAACAAGATCAATGGGCGTAACTATCAGTTCACTGTATCTAAACGCAAGGAGCTAGCAGTTGAAATCAAAACGGATCCGCAGTTATGGGAACCTTCTGAACAAGATTCCTTCTGCATCCAGCAAGAAGTGTGCGTCACTAAGCACACCGTGGTACGTTCAATGTCAGGAGAAGTTCTTGAAGAAAGAACGGAACCCAAAACAACTACAGAAATCCTCCCGAATCTCGATGCAATACGCGACGCCCACACGAACGGACAGCAACTACCAGACGGAGTCAAAGTCATACAAGAATTTTCGATACGAACACGACGCCTCGTTAGCAATGAATTGGAAGTGGAAGCACCCGAATATCTCGGGCAACTTGTACCAGAAGCTGGAGGCACCAACGAATCTGTCTGACGCACAGATCAAAATGCAGTGCTACCAGCAAACCATGAAGGACATTGAGCTTCAGATCGAAGCCAATGAACTGGAGACATCAATGCTTTGCAATGGTGATGACATCCTTCCTGGTAACGCAGACAAGGTCGAGGAGCTTGAAGCTAAAAAGCTGAAGCTTCTCAACAGCAAACGTTTCCATCAGAACGCTGCTAACTGTT